GTATTACAGACGCGCTCAAAATGGGAAAAAACAGCCATTTGATTTAATCTACTTTACTTGCCAACACATGCAGTGTGCCAGTGCCACCGGATGTAACAGCCCAAAGGTCTTCACCATCTACCAATGACATCCTTAACACATCACCATTATCCATGATGTAACCACTGGTTGATGTAACACCGCTGTTGCCTATAAATATCTCATGCTTAGCGTGTAGTAACACATCACGCGTTACATTATCTACACCAATAATTGATTGTCTTGTCCCTGTTACTGTTACCTGGCTAGTTATTATCGCCATTGATTTGTTCCTCACTTTGTAATCTTGCACGCCTAAAGCGTTCAAAGTCTTTGTGCTGTTTAGCACCTATCCACATCTTGCGCTGATGTTCCATCTGTACGCCTGTGTGTGCATATAGTTTATACCCAAAACTCTTAGCCCTAATGCACCACAACAAATCCTCACCCACCCATTCTTTATGCAATGGCATATCCTGATAGAAGCACCACTTATTACCCTGATGTGTTTGATCAGCCTCTTTAACAAACCTTTCAAACACTGATCTATGCACAATGATTGCACCTGTGCCAGCGGCATCTATCTCAATCACACTATCTTCTTCATAATCATGCACTGCATATAATCCGTTATCACTACCTAACTTAAATATGCAAGGCACTGGCTCTAAATACAACTCTCCAACATCCCAACCACCATGCACTACTCCGGACACAATAGGCCGCTTATCCTTATCTGCCGCGGCTACTAACTTCTTAAAGTGATCAACTGTAAATCTCTGATCTGTATCTATCTGTAATAGCCAATCATCTGTTGTCTTCTCTAAGAAGGTTGCAACAATCTGATTGCGTAATCTACTAATAACACCTGATCCTTGTAGGCTAATGAACTGCCCTAATTGTTTTTGTGATCTAGCCACATCCAATATACTGGTCATAAAATCTGTTACTACATAACCAGGTGATGTAACCCCAATTGTAATTTTCTCTGTATCTTTCAATGCCATCCCTTCTTCACAAAATGATCCCATGCGGCACATCCGTTAGGTATGCCTGCATCCTTATCAATCCATCCATACCGGTGGCCAATATAACGCTTTCCCCATTCAATTTGTTTTATGCCACCCACTGTTTTTAAATATTCTGATCTACCCTGTGGAATTCCATAGTGGCTACCATTCTTAGCCTTTGGGTTAAACCGGCTTTCATGGTGGTATAACTCAATTAGACAATAGGTCTGTTCAATGTTGTATTTCAAACTAATATAAATATATTGCTTGTAGTGATTTGGTTTATAGTGGGGTAACCCAAAAGCGGGTTTTATATTTATCAATAATATTATTAAAACCAATAAAGCAGTTATTAGGTTTTTATTGGATACCCTGGTAACTAGATTTTGTGATGCCCCCCCCAAACCCCCCCCACGGCTGGTTGCCTGGATTGGCTGAGAAGATGGCAATTGAATACCCTGTATAACTGAGTTTCGCTTAGCCCCCTGGGATGAAAGATATAACATAAACACCAACTTTCAAATTTAGTCTAATTACGGCGTGTCTGTTGATCTAAGATTACACATATTGAACAAGCCTGATCGGGCATGAGCCACTTACCACATTTAAGGCATCTTGATGGTTGCACCGCTGGCCTTTTCCAATAGTAGATCAACCATCTCTATAAATGGCCTGCAATGCCTTTTACTGGTCATGTAGAACCTATCCTCTATATCTCTTTGAGCATCATAATAAGTTCTTATTGTCCAGTATTGCTTAGTGGCTGTTGGAATCACAAAGATACCCTGGGTAACCTGACTAATCATCACATAAGCCCAGGGCTTAACCACCTTATGATCATATCCACTTACTGTATCTACAATTAGTGGGTTATGTGGGAAGTCATCCGCATTTCTAAATGATCGGCTAGAACTTTTAACCTCTAGCACTATGTCATCAATAACTATATCCTTCTCATTTAAGGTTTTATCCCTAATCTGATCATAGGTTGCCGCCATACTAAATTCAGGTACTTCTACATTGGGTATGCCAAAGGTTTGCAATAGATCGGCTACATAAAGATTATAGCCATGCCCATCACGCATGGCCTTGTGATAATCAAACTGCGCCATTGATGCACCCACAACTTACACATTCTTTGTAACTATGTTGTGTATAAAACCTTGCATCATTGCAGTAATAGCATCTTTCAATATCAGGTATTAAATCTACTTCAATACCATTATCAGTAAATGTAGCCCTAACCCCATGCTTATCAATGATCTCTAATTCACCCATTGCTTGCCCCAGGGTAGAACCACTTGCCGTCTTTGCTCATGGTTGCCCACTTAGCCGGGCATCCTTTAGGGCATACATACCCATAAAAAGGCGTGCCACGTCCCTTTGCAATTCCGGTTTTAAGATTCATTTGACCATGTTCACAATATTGAATTGCCGGTACATCTGATGCAACTGCATCAACTACCTGATCTAAACTCATTGGTGTTGGATCAAGATCGGGTTTTGGTTCTTCTACAAACTGATGGCGCATGATTCTTTCCATCAATGCAGACTTACTACCAGGGCTACCATAAATAACCTTTTCAGGTTTTGGCTCAACTGGCCTAGATAATAAATCTTGATCTAACTTATCAGTTGGTGTAACTGCCCATGTTTGCCTAGCCTGAGCCGCTATCACTTCTTGCTTTGATGCAACGCGCTTGGTTGCAGTTTTCATAGCCGCAACTATCGCTCTACCCCATGCACTAGTTTCACATATCATAAGTTCACTGCCAGCGGTCATGCCTTTACCTGGGATTTGTTCCCAGGCAACGGCTACCCCAGGGCGAACATCATGCGGATCGCGGTAACAAGCGGCTGTATAAACCACATAACTTTTACCTTCAACCTGCACAATCTCATAAGGTTTATTTGGGTTGTAAGGCTGTAATGATGCTTCGGGGTAAGCCTCTTTCAATTGGGCTATGCGTTCAGCCACATCAACATAATCATTCATGTTCATTATTTGTTTTCCCTATCCCAAAGGCTTACAACCTTTTCCATTAAGTAATCATTATCTTCTTGCAATTGCTTGGTACGCAACGCTGGATGATTAATAGTTGGAAAATTGCTTACTGTAACTCTTTGTACCTTTACGCTTGATTGCTTAGCATCTATTGTGCCGCGTTTATAGCCACTCTTAAAACCTTTATCGTAGCCATTTTCTACTGCAATGATCCAGGTTGCCGTAAGCATTACCCCAACCAATGCAAACAATGTGATGGTGATTAACCACCCTAGTACTTCATAGTTCATATTTCACCGCTTCCTTGAACTTGTCTAACCAATAGGCTTCAACCATTTTGGCTGATAGCCTTCCTCTGATCTGCCTAGCACCAATAGCCTTTTTGGCGTGTTGGCGGATCAGGGAAGCCTTTACAAAGTGCTTACGGCTTTCATCCACATAAGCACCTGATTGTTTATCATATTTAACTAATTCCAAATCATCACCTGTTCTAGTTCAGCCGGTAATTCAACTGGATCAATATTATTTACTACCTGATATTTAGTACCATTTGGATGTATTGATGGATGCGCCACCACATAACCCTTATGTTTAATATCTATGCCTGGTATTAGTTTGCCTTTAAATTGCTTATCTTTGTTAGCCAAATAATAAAAGTGATAGCCATCATCTGTTTTAACTGTAAATGTATCCGACACTACACACATCCGGCGATATTGTTCCCATAAGGTTCTTGATGAAGCATTGCGTATGTCAAAATCCAATACAACCAAATTAGATTGGATAAGCCCTATACCAATATTTAAATCTTCATCCTTAAACCATCTTTTAACAGTAGTTATATCATTGCTTGCATCAAGGTAGCCATGCCTTAAAAACTTACATGGCTCTTTAGATTGTGGTTTTAAAGGCATAACAAACCAACCTTTTTCCACATACGCTACGGCGTTCATGCGTAAACCCATGATCCGCGGTAATTAGTTGTAAAGCAATATTGACCAACAGCGTTGTCAAAAGAAATGCTGAAATCATATTTATTTTGCTTTAAAAACTCAGTAGCCAATATTGCCGAAGCATAATTTTCTACCCAATAAATAAATAAATGTGACCAACAGATTGAATCTTCAAACCTATCTTTTTGACTTAGCCAATCCGGTTCAGTTGC